TGCTGTGCCAGTAGCACCAGTAGCACCAGTTGCTCCCTCTAATCCAGTCGCTCCAATTGGTCCTGTTGCTCCTTGTGGGCCAGTACTACCAGTTAATCCAGTAGCACCAATTGGTCCAGTTGCTCCTTGTGGGCCTGTGCTACCAGTATCGCCTGTTGCACCAATTGGTCCTGTTGCACCAATTGGTCCTGTTGCTCCAGTATCACCTGTTGCACCAGTTAAGCCAGTTGCACCAGTTAAGCCAGTTGCTCCAGTTAAGCCAGTTGCTCCTTGTGGGCCAGTACTACCAGTATCGCCTGTTGCACCAGTTAAGCCAGTTGCTCCAGTTAATCCAGTAGCACCAATTGGTCCTGTTGCTCCTTGTGGGCCTGTGCTACCAGTATCGCCAGTTGCACCTGTTAATCCAGTTGCACCAATTGGTCCTGTTGCTCCTTGTGGGCCAGTACTACCAGTTAATCCAGTAGCACCAATTGGTCCTGTTGCTCCTTGTGGGCCAGTAGCGCCTGCTGATACTGCTGATGTACCATTTGCATAATTGATGCTGAATGTGTTACCAGGTAAAGTTAAGTTACCGGTATTGTCAAACATCCAATTGTTATTACCACTGTGTATAAACAAATTAGGAACAGCACCATTGTATACGCCTACTTCAAAACTTGATTGTTCTCCACCTAAATATATATTAGCAAGTGGTTGGTCAATGTTTGCGCCTGGCGCCCGTAAATGAATATGTCCCGGCGTAGTTGGATCAAGTACTAATGCTTGTGAACTGTTACCTTGATCTGGTGTCAATACCATTGTGCTGACATTAGGATTAATTGGATCTAAACTACTATTAGCAATACTTTCAATTATGCTATCACCCAAATAGATAGTGTTACCTGCTAGATATAAATTACCCCAGCGATTTGTACTATTACCTAAACTAGCACTATTGTTACCATTTGGCGTTAAGTTACCACTAATTGTTCCACTGATTGACAAGTTGGTCAATGCACCAACACTTGTGATATTTGGTTGTGCATTAGTAGTTACAGTACCCGCAGTAGTTGCAGCACCTGATAATGCACCTGTAAATGTTGTTGCACTTACATTACCTGCACTGATATTACCTGTTACTGCTAAACTTGTTAATGTACCGGTACTTGTGATATTTGGTTGATTACTGTCAACCACTTGTCCAGCAAAATTTGCATAGTTTGCTGAATTTGCAACAAGATTACCAACTTGTAAATTACCAGTAACAATTAGATTACCAATAGTTGCAGTATTACTAACACTAAGATTTGCCAATGTACCAACATTAGTAATATTGGGTTGATTATTACCAGTGACATTTAATGCATAGTTTGCAAAGTTTGCTGTTGGTACATTGGCAATCGTACCAACAACGGCTCTGCTGATAGCAACATTAACATTGTTGCTAGCCTGAACAGTAACTGATGCTACATTCTGTGAATTACTGACAGTGATGTTAGTCGTGCCAGGGGTTACAGAAACATTAGCAACACTACTTGCGGGTGTTACATTTATTTGAGTAGCCATAATTAATAATTGATTACGCCGTCACTATTTACCAAGAATAACAAGAATACTGCTTCATCATATGCTGGTTGTGTTCCAACTGAAGGGAAACTTATCTTAACTCTACCTGTAAAACATGCTGGGTCAGTTGCATTGATATCTAAGTCTGGGTCACCTGCGATTAAGTCCCATGTGTCATCGTCAATCGTCATAGTGAATGTGCCATCAACAGCAACAATATTTGATATTGGCAATACTACTGGACTTGGTGCAACACGATTCATTCTCATTGTACCAGCCGCTGTACTTAGTGCAAACACTGAACCACCTTGTGTTGCTGAAATTGTGAATGTTGTTTCTGTTATGATTGTTTTTACAAAATATGTTGTATTGATTGCCACACCACCAAAGACTGCTCCTGCAAATCTTACTGGTTGATCTTCAAACAGGTCTGCTGTTGTAGTGCAGGTAAATTCATTTGTACTTGTAGCACTTGCTGTGATTGTAGTGATAAGAGGAACAAGAGGATAATCACTGATTGTAAAATCATATCCAGTTCTGCTATCGCTAAAATCTGTAATTGCTCTGCGAATGATTTGAGCATTGATAGTAGCACCAGTTAAGTCTACTGGGGTAGTGTTGGTTTGCCAACCACTAACGCTTGTGCTTGTTGACCATGCGAAGTTCCAAAAGTCTTTTTGGTTGTATATGAGGTTTTGTGCTAGAACTTGTGCATCAAAGCCCGCGACTTGGTTAAGAGTCGCCTGTGTGAATTTGGCCATATTGTTTTTCCTTTGCTAACTCGCATGTTGACGAACAGTTGCTGCCTCGCAACTGTTCGTGTGTGTATATAATCTATTTATGCTTTATGAAAAAATAGAAGCAACATATATGGTATTATTAAAATTAACGCTTCCAACCGCAGAAACTCCTATAGTATTGCTATTATTAGTAATTGTTACCCCTTTACCAAAAGATGTAGTATTAATGACATCAGGGTATAAAAGAGTTTCTACTAATGACCATGTAGTAGAAGAAGTTTTACGAAAAATTGATGCTTGACCTTTGTTACTGTTTTGTTGCGGTTCACCTAGGACAATAGTATCAGCATTGTCGCTAATGCTTAATGAACTAAAGACAGTACCTAAAGAAAATTTATAAATTTCTGACCAAGTGCCACTAATTAGTTGAAATACATAACAAGTATCATAAGCAGATGGGCTAGAATTAATAACTACACAATATTGTCCAGTAGAATCCGTTGATACGATTCTTCCAAATTGATCTCCATTTGTAGCATCACTGGCTTGTAATGTTTGTTGTAGTGACCATGTAGTTCCACTGCGGGTGTACATATAAACTTTTCCAATAGCAAATGGTGATTGAGGGGCACCAAGTGCTAATAAATCTCCATTAGTTGAAGTTATTGAGCAAGATGCACCAAGCAAATCATCGGTAATTGTATCTATTATAGTTTGTTGTAGTGACCAGGTTGATCCAGATTTAATATAAACATATGCTGTACCTTTATTAGTTGCAGGATAATATGGATTTGAGATAGCAATATAATTTCCATTTTGACTAATAGAAACTGAAGTTCCAACAAATTGATTATTTACTGGTTGTAATGTTTGTTGTAATGACCATGTTGTACCGCTTCTACTATAAACATATGCTCTACCGTCTGGAACACCACTTACATTTACTTGTCCAATTACAATTGTAGAACCCGTGTAATCAATATCAACACTATCAAGTTGAGCATTACTTAAATCAGTGGGAGTGTATATTTTTTGTATTACCCATGATGTAGAACCAGTACCAGATTTAATATATATGTTAATATAACTATTACTACCGGATCCGATAACATTTCCAATTACAACTACATAATTGCCATCACCACTGATTGCTATCTTACCGGTGGCGCCATTCCATGCTAACGATTGTAAAAATAACCATGGATATGTACTTGGTATTCCACCTGCAGTCCATCCGCGAATACTTGCGTTTGTATAAGTTGATTTCAAACTCATTAACTATACCTTGTGAAACTTCCTAGCACATCATAAGTAGGAGTCGTAGATGTTTTTATAACAGTAAATGTATAAGAATTTTTTGAATTTGCCACCGGTAAAGGAGAAGCACCTGCTGCGTATTTTATAGTTTGTGCTGAACCGTCAATTTCTACGGCAGTAACATAATACACATTAGCACCAGTTGTTAAAACATATGATGAAGTAATACTTTGTCCATTAGCAATTAATGAATTTGCTGTTGTTGTAGAATTACCTCTAAAATTTAATACTAAATTTGCTGCTGCGTTGGCAGTACTATATTTTATAACATTACTTAAAAAATCAAAATTGTATGTACCGGTTTGTGCTCCTAATAGTTGAACATTTTCAATTGCGTAAGTTGCCGCATTTATATTACCTGCATAAGAAGAATAATTTGCATTGCCTACTATACCGGTAACATTGGGTCCTTGAATATTAGATAACAAAGTTCCACTACCACTGAAATAATTTCCAATAATTACATTACCGGAAATGTTTCCACCTACAGTTAAAACATTAGTAACATTGTTAAAAGTTAAGTTAGCACTTCCATCAAAATTACCATTAGTATTAAATTGAATTGAAGTGTTTGACCCACCAGGTGATAAAGAACCCGCGGCCCATGATAAATTACCATTGCCGTTAGTTTGCATAAAGTATCCTAAATTTCCTCCGGGTACATGAAAATTAGCAATGTTAGAAAGGGTTAAGTTAGAAAAAGTACCATTGCTAATATTGGCATTACTCATGGTAACTACACCATTAACAGCATCAAATGTAAAAGCATTTGACCCACCAAGTAATCCACCATTATTATATTGTACTGTTCCATTAGCACCGCTAGCAATAGATATACCGGCGCCGCCAGCAAAAAATGTCAAGTTTAGCGCATCTGGCGTAAAGGTCAATTGATTGGTGTTTACTGTAACACCCAAATCAATTGGTGATATAACAATGTTTGCGTTTATATCAGACATTATTGATACCTTACAATGAATCCTATTGGTTCACGGTTAAAATCTACTAAACTACTTAATGCGTCAGTTCTTTGTACACCCAATGTTAAAATAACTAATGTACTATTAGCACTAGAATTTGCTAATGATATTACTGGAGTAGCATTTGGTGATCCTGTGCCACCTGTCAAGTTTGTTGGAATATAGATATATCCTATTCCACTTGCTGCTGTTGTAAATGCTGCGGTAAGATTAGCACTATATGTGCCTCCACCAGTACTTGGCTGTGGACTATCTAATGTTAAATTACCAAGCGTTACTGAGTTTTCATCTGGATACGCAACTGTATCTACAGTATAAAACTTTGCTGCTGTACTTAATGCCCAACCAGTACAATTTATACTATTGCCTGTGCTATCTAAAAAACTAAATGGTATCGTGTAACTTTCACCTGTATATATCTCAAGACACTGGATAGGTGTTCCAGCAATTGTCATCGTTCTTGAACCGTTTAATAATAAACTCACCTTGTATTCTCCTTATTTTATTTCTTATATCTATTTATATGTTTTTATACTCTTTTATGGAACTAGCCAACCAACATTAGCATAATCCCATCCATCCGGTGATGAAAGTAATGATGTACCAGTAAACACATTTGCGTTTGATCCAGATGGATACCATCTTATTGCTACTCCCATTTCATATATCGCAAAATTTGCATTACCTTGTATGTTCCAATCTAGTGTAAGCATTTGTGGGAAATCAGCAACAGCAGTAACTGATGATGTTGTACTATCTAATCTTAATGCGTTACTAATGTTTGCAGTGTTGCTAATTTCTACAGTTTTGTAGTAACCTGATATCTGAATTGTATCAGTTGCTTCAGTCATAATTTGTAATGTGCTTGAAGAATTAAACTGAGCATTTGCTGTGCGATTTGCTGTTGGTACACCAACACCAATCATTGTCCACCAACCTTGTCTACCACCTAATGATGCTGCTGTACCTAAATCTTGTATGCCGGCATTAGTGGGTAACATTGCATATGTACTGTTGGCTAAATAACCATCTGTTGTGCTACTAGTTGCTGTATACCATGGATACCCGCCAGTAAAATTAAGTGCTTCATATGCACCGGTAGATACATTTGATTGCTGACCACCTGGAATTCTACATGCCCCAAAACTACTTAATGTACGAACTGATGTTAATGGAATAACACCACCAGTTAAAAAGAATGACCTATCGTTCTGATATACGAAAGTACCTCCGCCCCCGCCACCGCCACCTGCTGCCCATGAAAGATTGCCGGCTCCATCGGTTTGTAACACATAATTTGCCGTACCACCGGTAATTGTAACATTACCTACATTTCCAAGATTAGAATTACCAGCAACTGTTAGTTGAGTTAGTGTTCCCACACTAGTAATATTGCTTTGTGCATTAACGGTTACCGTTCCGTTTGCTACAAAATTAATTAAACTTGTTGTCATGTTGTTCCTTTATTATCGTAAAATATCTTCATTAAGATTTTCACGATTTAATCTATCTCTAATTCTTTGGCACATTTTTGTGTAAAATTTGCTATTACTTTCTTGAAAAATGTTGTAATTTTTAGCAAACTCTATAAATTTATTTACATCACCGGTATCAATCAATTCAAACATCTCAATAACTTCATTTGTAATTAGTTTACTCATTTTCATGCAATTCTTCCTTTGAAAAGTTCTAATTTAGTATATAGTGTAGTTACTCTTGTGTTACCTATTATATTTTTCATAATAAAACCGCCGCCATCTGTAACATTGTTTGGACTGCTTTGATATGCTTGTGCAAAATTTATTTCAGTTGGAACATTGGCCGGTAATATGTAAGTTCCATCAATTGTTGTATCATGGTATATTGTAAGTCCTGTAGTACTACCTGTGTAAAATGCACCTAATTGCATAACTGAATCTGTGTTTGCAAGAAATGTTGCATTTAATTCTAATTTGAAATATTCTGTAGGATCTAATGGATAATTTGAACTTGAACCAAAATTATCATATATAAAAATATACCAATTGTCATCTCCATTGTCAAATACTTGATATGATGCTCTTGCTGGTTGAAAACTTGATGTACTTGACGCTAAATATCCATTTGCGGTAGTTGATGTGTTTTGATAATATGGATAATAATAATTTGCATTTAATGCAGTGCCATCTAGATATATAGGATCATTAAGTATAACATTTGAATTAGCCTGTACGGGCATAGTAACTATGTTTGCGGGGGCATTTGCTATACCAAATGAAACCAATGACATTCTTTCTTCCGGGCTTGCTGTTGGATTAATATTTATATAACCAATACCCCCGGTATTTGATGTAGGATCATAAGTTGTTACACTAGGTCCTGCCCATGTGTATGGCGCACTTGCCGCTGATTTATAACCAGAAATACTTGTTCTTGCTGTAGTTGACCAATAATATGTTTCTGGTGGCAAATTAACAACATTAATACTTACTGATGTACTAACTGCAAATGGTGATCCATCACTAGTAGCAACTGTTGTATATGATTTATGTGTATCAACATTACTGGTCAATCCATAATTAAAATCCATAAACATAGTACTACCAACCGCAGGTGTTGTGCTTGTTACACTAAAACTTGCTACAGTACCATTTGCTAATGAACTAGTTGTAATAGTAGGTGTGCCAGGATTGTCTAACCATTTGGGATTAGTTAAGCCTGTGTTTGCTTCTGGTACGAAATCATTCAATGGATCATTAGCATATATTGTATTGTTATATTCAAATGCGGTTATACGAGCACCTAGAAATCCTGATTCATCTTTAACTTCTTGCACCTGACTAACACGGAATAACTTCTCACTCCAGCCATACTCTGCTAAGGTAACTCTTACAACATCACCTGCTTCAATTTGTATACCACTATAGTCTAATGCACAAGTGATAATCAAATCTTCACGACTTTGTAGCAATCTACGCTCACCAAGATATGCTGCTTGAATGTAATTGTTAACTTGAGGATAGTTAACACTCAATTGATTAGCCGCTTCGTTTGGACTCATTACTTCTGGAACATAATCAATTAAATTGAATACTCTGTAATCAGTTTGATCCTTTATGTTTACATTTGGATATCCAACTTCTAAACTGTTATAAGTTGCATTCAAATCAATTGGATTAATGTCAATGCCACCAATCAAGTTTGAACTGTCAACCAAATACAAGTCATTGAAAATTGTGTAATCTTCATAACTTTGATTGATAACAACTTTCCATTTACCAGTCAATTCACTGTATTGTAACCAACTGTCGCAAGCATCACATAAGTCTTGTAAATTTGCTAAACAGTTTTGTCCTGTATTGATAGGACCATTAATACGATATCTTGCTTGAGTTGCAATGCCACCACCAACAGGCACATATGTAATTTGTTCATCACTATATGCCGCTAATGCTGCTAAACTTGCTGTATCAACATTGGCTACTGGGATAGAACATCCATACACTGTGTTAGTTAAATAATCTTCAATAACATCACCTGGATTAGTTAAACTATTAGTTAATTGGAAGTTTAATTGTCCAATCTGTGTTGTACCAGCATCTTGATTGTAAACTAATTTAACAACAGCAAATGCACAACTACTCATTGTATCTGTGCCCGACCAACGACTGGCTACCGGGATACTAGCATCTGAAAGTATTTGTATTGCAGTTTGTCCACCAGTATTGATACCACTACTACTACCATCATTAAACAAATAAACATACATATATCCGGAAATTTTGGTATCTACTTGTGGAGGAACTGCATTGTTTGTTAGACTTATTACTTTAGCAGCATCACCACCACTGCCTAATGCAATTAAGTCACCGTTAAAATATATGTTACCAAAACTAATTGTTCCTGTATCTGTTACTTCACTTAATGCACAAACATAATACATTGTTGTTTGGTCTGTGCTTAGTATAGCATCAGTAATGGTAGCACCTACATACGCTGTTCCATAAACTACTGGAATCTTGTTAACTGTTGTAGGAGACTTTTGCGCTCTTGGATCTGCTGCTGGTGTGTTGCTACCTGCTGCATTAGAGTCAGTTGTATTTGATATTAACTTACTGATGCCAATTGTCAATAATGTTCTTGCTGCAAATGCACCTACGGCACCTATTGCGGATGCTGCTGCGGCACCAATACCAACTGCTGCTGCGATTGAAGTAACTACTGCTGCTATGGCTGTAAAAATTGGCATCTTATGTACTCCAAGTATGTTCTATGGGCTTGAAGCCAAAGCGTGAATAATTTAATGTCTGCCCCTCCATTTGGCTTATTGTGTAATTTGCTATCATTTTTTTCTCTTTCAATTGTTCACATTCGTCTACATATTCTTTAATCAATCTGTAACCTGCTGTGCCACCTCTATGCTCAAACTCTACCCAATATGCAATCTCATTCATTATATATTTGCTATTGTCCCACAAGAATGGCACTTTGTATGCTATTAACATACCAACTAATTGATTGTTCTTTTCAGCAACCAATGCAATGCCGGCGCCTGCTAATATATGTGTAAGGACTCGCAATGCTGTTTGCTCATCACTAATGTTTAGTCCCTCTACATCACCAGAGTCATGATAATGCCAAAGCATATTGATTATGCTTCTAGCATCATATTTAGTGGCGTGTCTTATTTTCATGCTGAGTCTCTTCCAGCAGAAATTTGATTGTCTGATGATGTGGCTGTGGTTGCTGATGCAGTACTTTGTGTACTTGCTCCTGCTTTGGGTTTAGCGCCAAAGTCAAAGTATTGGTCTGATAAACTATACACATTGTCCATTGAGGTATCAGTGGCTGATACAGGAAATGATTTCCAACTTTCACCATTTGTCTTGCGTCCGGCAACACGATTTTGTAATACATTTTTATAACTACTTGCGTTTAATGTTATGGTAAAGTTGTCTACTAAATCATGGCGTTCTTCAGTTACATTGTAACTTGTTACGATGCCAGTAAAACGCTGTGCAGTGCTGGTCAATACATAATTGGCATTGTAAAATCCTCTAATAACTTCAATTATACTACCACGAATCTTTGTGCCTAATACGATTGCCATGTTGTCTGAACCATCTGAGGGTATACCACTCAAACTGATTGATGTATCTGCTGATGTAACACGAATGTCTCTTTGTTGAATACCCACGGCAAGCAACCCACCTAAGGGGCTATACTGTGTACCATCAATTGTCTCATACTTGTAAGCACTTGAAAAGGTGTAAATGGTTGTATCACCTGTGTTAGCCACATCGTTATAAATTGTTAATTTAACAAACTCGGCACTATTAATGCTATTTTTATCGTCAACTGCTGGTATGATTTCCATTATGCTTCTCCCACCCATTCATACATGTAGAAATTATCTGACCATTCTAAGTAAGCATTGTTTGTTGTTATGCCATTACTTCTTTGCCAACCACCTGGTATCAATTTGTACACTGGCATGTTAGGACAGAATAAATTGAATGTACAATCATTACCAACTGTGATACCATATCCAGTAACGCTACTTGATATAATGTTTGGTCTGCTTGTTGTAATGGTTACTGTTCCAGCAGTACCACGCAATACATCTTGCTGAGTTGTGAATGGGTATGGGAAAGTATTGATTTGAATCAAGTCATTCTTTTTGAACATTACTGTAGTTGCTGCTACAGTAGGCAAGCCACTCAATACCAATTGATTGCCTGTGTAACTTACTACTGTAAATCCATTCAGTTGTGTGTTAGTTAAGGTTCCTTGATATCTAAATATCCAACTTAGTTTGGCATTATTGCTGAATGTTACTTCTTGGTTATTAAAAGTATCTAATGTATCAAGTTCTTCCATCAATGCTCTGGCATCACTATAGCGAAAACTGTTTGGCATTTCAACTGTAATCTTCCATGGATTCTTTGTTGGTGTTTGACTAACACGAGGTATTTCATTTCGTGTATATTGTGTTCCAACAACTTGACGACGGTTAAAGTTAATTGTGTTACAATTGTCTAAGATTGTTTGTAATCCGCTCATTTATTGTTCCTTATCTGTTACCGTAAGGTAATTCTTTTTGTGCTAACTGAACTGTACCAAGCAATGCTTTACGATTCTCAGCAAACATTTGCGCTACACTCTTACTATCTATCGCTGATATGTTGTTGGTAATATATGTCTTGTTAACAACACCACCGCCGCCTCCACCATTTGGTATGATTGTGCCTGCTGATCTTGGTATAAACAATTCAGGACCTTTCTCACCAACAATACTTGGCTTGTTGATTGGTGGACTGCCGCCTTCAGCAAAGCCAAACAATGAACCTATTGCTGAGAATATTCCACCACCGCCACCTAGCATACCTAGCAATTTTACTGCTTGGGCCTTTAATTCAATCTTAATTAAATCTTTAATAATTGACTTAGCCAAATCTTCAAAACTAAACTTACCGTTCTCAACAAATTTATCAATGGCACTATTCATATTGCTTGTGATTGCACTAAACACATCGCCGGCTTGTTTAGCAGCGTTGGTTGCATTATCCATGTAACTGTCAAATGCTGTTTTCCATCCTGCAGACCATGATCTAGAATCTTCTAAACTTTTAATTTGAGCATCGGCTATCCCTTTATATGAATTAGCAATTTTATCTAATCCATCAGCCAATTCCTTAGTTCTTTCTGCTGTCATATCTAAGTCAGCAAATCCTGCAGCAAATGATCTGGCGGCTTCTAATGCGGCTTTACGAGCATCTTCATCTATTTTAGCAAACTGTTTTTCAAGTGGAGTAAAATCTTTTATCTTTAATTCAAAAGCCATATCAACTTTTTTATCATTGATACCTTGTAATATGCCAGCCAATGTTTGTTGACGAGCAACTTGATCCTCAATGGCTTTGGTAATGTTTTCTATGTTTTGTAATCTGTCTTTTTCTAATAACTTAAGCGTTTGTTGTTGAGTAATATATTTTTCAATTGCTGCACCATTTTTGTCGTGCATATTTTGATAAACACCAGACAATTTGTTAATTTCTGCTAATTCAGAATTTAATACAATAACTTTATTTTTAGATGCCTCAATATCTTTTTCTTTTGAAGTGGTTGTTGTTGTCTGTAACGCATTTAATCTTTTTTGTAAATCAAGTTCATTAAAAACTTCAGCATTAATTTCTTGTGCTTTTTTTGACAATTGATCTTTAAGATTTATTAATGAGTCTGCTTCGGCACGCAGTGCGCGGGCCAATTCAACTTGTTCTTCTGTTTTACCAATTAATGTGGTTTCAAATTGCAAATTACTAACAAGTGTGTCATTGTTGCGTTGTGATTCTTCACCTAGTTGCATATAAGAAACACGAATTTTAGATAATGCTTGTTGTAAATCGGTTGATATTTTTATTTGCGCTAGCGCATCCCTTTCCATGCCTTCTTGTCCGCGCTTGATTGCTGCTGCTTTTTCGTCTAGGTATTGTTGCTGGCGTTTGGCCTCTTCTTCTGCATTACTTCCACCTTTAGGACCTTCTTCGTCCTTACCAAAGCCTAACCATTCTCGCATAGCACCAATGGCACCACCAATTGCTGCGCTTAAACTTAACCAATGTTTTGCTAAAAATGCGGTATTAATACCCATGGCATTTAATACTACAATAACTTTAGAACCTAACCCACCGCTCAATTCTTGAAGGGTAAGAAGTAAATTGCTTCTAGTCAATGGATTAGATAATGCTCTAAATAATCCTATTATTCCACCTGTTATTTCAGTTATGGCTCCGTATGCGGCAACTGCTGCTGTACCTAATACATACAATCCTTTACCTATTAAAGTTAATCCTGCGACTAAAATAGCCCATTTTGCTGCTTCTGCCATTATATCAAAAAATCTACCAAGTGCATCAGTACTAACTTTTACACTATTAATAAAATCTGTAATAGGTTTAATTGCTTTAAGTAATTCTAATTGTAATGTTCTAATGGCAGCAGCAATATTATCATTAGCATCAGCACCACTCTTAATAGCAGAACTATATCTTGCGGCTTTAGCACTGGCTTCATCAAAGTCAGCAGCAACCTTCTTAAAGTTAATTAATTTTGCTTCTTTACCCAACAACTCAGTAGCAACTCTGGCTCTTTTTGCCACATCTTCTATGCCAGACAGTCCTTTGATTGCTTGCTCAAATATTTGGCTACTTGTTTTTGTTCTTAAGTCATCTAAACTAACACCAACTTGGTTAAATGCGTCACGCCCACTGCCTGCTGTATTTGCTGCCTCATCAATACTGGCAACTAGTTTTGCCATGGCCTTTTGAGCCCCTTCAGCAGTTCCACCATTGGCTTGAACTGCTGCACTAAAGCCTAATATTTTTTGTATTGATATTTCAGTAGCATCACTTAAGTCGGCAATTGAATCAGCAAATTTAATAGTACTAGAAATCATTGATCCAAATGCAATAGAACCAAGTGCTGTGCCTAATGCATTAAAACTACCTTTTAATTTAGATATCTGTGACTCTACTTTATTGAGGGTGGTGAGGGCAGGTGCACCATTTATGTCCATCGTATAAGTTAAATCTGCCATCTTACTTTCCTTTTAATATTTGTTTAACACGCTTTTTGACGAATGCTTCTGTAGGTGTTGTCATACCTGCAGGGCTTTGTTGACTGTAGCCTTCATCTAATCGTTTAGCATAAGGGTAATTAGCCTCAATAACATTACCTTTTAATTTGGTACTGCGTCTTGCACGACCACTTCGTTCTGGCGTTTCTTTTACAAATTCTTTGTAGGCTTCTTGCGGAAGCAATTTAAGTTTTGCTTTAATGCTTTTTATACTACTTGTTATCTTATCATTAACTGTATATGTTATAGACATTATTCACCCTTTGCCTTATTCAATATGTTTTGTAATTCATCTGTTGTATAATCTGGCATGGGCTCTCGTCCATTGTTCATTGCTTTTTTGTGATGATAACTTTCAAATGTCATTGCTGCGTCCATTATATACAAATCAAATGTATTACTTCTTTCTAATACTTCACTTGGTAGCATTCCATAACGCTTACCAAGTCCATCTACAGTCAGTATTAAAGCCATCTTTTCACTTTTAGGGTCAATACTGTCCTGCGTTACTTTCCCAATATTTCGGTCACCTTACCAATTGCCTTCATCAATACATTAGTTGGAAGCATAGCATCGTCCTTAAGAATCTCTTTACCGTTTTCATCTAGTATCAATGTGCGAACAACGCTAATGATTTCTGATGTATCTTTGTTAGATGCACCGGCTAGTTTCATAAACACATCCATTGGTTGTCTGTCCCATGTGTGAAAGGTAATGGCTTCACCAAACTCTTTGATGATTTCTTCATCAACTAGTTCAATAAGAATCAATTGGGGTTTTGCTGTAAGTTGCGAGAGTTTCATTTGTTTATTTCCTTTAAGTTGTTTAATCTATTTATTCTTTTTCGCTTAGGTTGTCAATCAATTGATTTAGTAACGCTATACGAAATGCCTGTTTGGCTTTCATTTGCCTAATCGTTGCTTGCATGTTATCAAGCATAGGCATCATCTTTGCTTCATCACTCAATAATGAACGCAGTTTTTCTTCATCCGTCTTAAGGTATGATTGATCCATGATTTGTTTCTTTCTGTAAATTGTTAAAAAAGGGATACCTTTTGAGTATCCCTCTTGTTGCGTACACTCTGTGATTACACTTGGCTTACGGTGAAAGCACCATCAACTGCAATAGTTAATGGGGTCACCCAGACCGGTGCATCAGGACTTGTAGTTGGAGCAAGACTTGTTATAAAGCCTGATCCACTATAGAAGTATGCGTTAGCAGCAGTACCATTCCAATAGATTTCAAAATCTAAATTGTTTTTGTTTGTTGATAAACTTGCGATACCTAAGAATGGTGCAGTGTTTGCTGTTGCAGCACTGTTACCAAAGTATGCCAAATTATCAACTACAACATTTGTACTTGCTTCATTATCAGCAGGTGTACTTAGTTTACGCATATCAACATCTGAAAATGTTGTGTATGAATAAACACCAGTACTGTTGGTGATAGTCAAGTCTTGTACGAATGGTACGGTAATTGCTACTGATGAATTAGCAAGGTTAGCCCCTGTTAATCCAATGATGATAACTGGTTGTGTTCCAGTTGTATTTGTCGTGATTCTTGCCATGATTGTCTCCTTGTATTGTTGGCTATGTATTAAATTCTAGTCTTAAAACTCTGAATGTCCAGTCGTGCCGTTCTGCCTGCGTTGGTCCATATGTTCTTACTTGAGTGAAATCTCTTTCAAAATATCCATCAAATAATTGTTCACCATCGTCTTTTAGTGCGGTTACTAGGTTAGCAATAATCGCATTTACTGGTTGATTATATGGGTCCTCTTGGAATGAAATATAAGTCACGCTAAATGTATCATAAGCATGATATATACTTCCACCATATTGAACACCAAGTTGGTGAGGATTTCTATCGTCCTGGTGAACATCACTTACATATACTCCATACCTTACCTTTTCAGATGCACTTGGAAAATCTTCAAATACAGGAATGTTCCATGTATTAAGAATATCTCTCCTAAGCACCGCAATGATTTGATCTTGCGTTGTATAAGGTTGATTGAGTACTGTATATGATATTGCTTGTGCCATTAGAAATATCTCCGGTCACCATTGAAAAAATCAACATCTGCTGTCCAATTTTCTTCAAGTTTAGTTGTCGGCCCATTTGGTGAATCCTGATATAAATCATAGAAGTTCATCAATTGTAACGCCTTAGTCCACTCATTCTCACAACGCTTAACAGCAAAATCATAGTTTTGCATATCCACTTCGTTCATGTTAGACACATCCGTAACTAATGATTCATAGAAAACTTGAATCGCTCCGAATGTATCTAACCGAATTAATGTTTGGTCGTTTTTAATAAGTAGGCTAGGATTAAAACTTGAAATCAATTGTCCATTAGGCAAATTGGCATAATAGTAAGCACCAAGCACTGTATCACAATACTTTTGCCACCAACCGAATTCTAATTTGTAAAGCCATTCTTGCGAACCGACTTTGAAATAAGGCTCCCAATCAACATTAAGAGCCGATGCTCTACGCTCCGCTGCCGGATCGTAAAACTGTATGTCTCTTACTGTTGCGTTTGAGATTCTTTGATAGGGTACTGACATATTATTTTTCCTAGACAACGAGAGAGTGTTGCCACTCTCTCTTATTCAATTTTAAGATTCTTGAAGAATGTTAATAGCACCACCTCTACGAAGGTCACCAACGCCAGAACCGAAGTATCCAACACCAGTCAACCAGATTTGTAGACCACCAGGTACTTCACCAGTCTTGATCTGTAGTCCTTCTTTCATAACAGTAAACAAAGCACTGTCACCAAAGTAAGCACCAACCAATACTGGAAGACTTGCTTGACCTACAACTGTACGACTTGCTGATTGCAAGAATGTAGTGAACATAACCATACAGCCATAAACACTTTCAATCTTACCAGTAGATAACAATTCGTTACCCAATGCTGATAGGTTACTACCACCAGATTGAGAAACAGCACCACCGGTCAATTCAGCCAATAGACGATTCAATGAAGAACCAACTTGTCCACCAGTGTAAGCACCTTCAACTTGAGCATCACCATTACTGTCAAGAACAATAACAGGAGTTCCAGGCATACGAGCAACTTTGAAATTCTGCTTGACTAAACGAATCAAGTCAAGAATACTGTTACATGTGAAACCAGGTGTCCATGTACCACTAGTGTTTGTAGCACCGATAACTTCCATTGCACCTAATTGTAACACACGGTCAAAACCGTCTGCACTTGTTGCGTAGTAAGTATTAGCAGGAGATACTTTGAATCCTTCAAATGCTTCTGTAACACGCTGATCAACTTTTTCAGCAAAAGACTCACCAAGTTCAGCACCTAGCGTTGCTGCTAGTGTGAAAGAAGTAGTCCAGCCGTAGAAGATATCAAACGCTGTTTGTGCAACTGCTGGAGTTGCTGTGATTGTGCCTTGACCCAATGATGGGTTTTGTACAACCGCATTACCTGTACCATATGTACCACCAGTGCCGTTAGCATTGTAGTCTTGATATGTGATAGGAGCGAAGTTAGGTACTAAGAATGTTTGACCTTGTGTAGGTGTAACAACATTAGTAAAGTTAACTAAACCATTTGATTCGTGCATAGCACGGAGTGCGAAGTTGGAGATAGCAGTGGTAAAACCATCACCTTCATTATTTGGACCGCCGAGAACATAAGCCATAATATTTTTCCTTTATATATAAGTTGGCAATCAGAGTACTTTACGACTCGCACTTGATACTGTCGCTGTAACGCCTAGTCCTTTGAGTCCCATACCTTTACCTAGTCCGTTTTTGTTGGCCCATGCGTTAAACGCTGCTGGGTCACGGCTATAGTCGGGTACTGCCTCATCACTTGCGCCAGTGAAACTACCTTGTCCGGGTCTTAAACCAGATCCAGAATTTAGATTACTCTGTTTGAGTAGTTTAGGATTACCCTGCGCTACTTCATTTACTAAACCCTGAATTGAAAGCGGATTACCATCTTGACCATATCGTTCACGACCTTTACTATCTGTGATTTGATAAGTTCCATCATTATTCCATTGAATATTTGACTTTACTTTGTTCAAAGCATAATCTAGCAAGTCGCTATCAAACTTCTCACCCATGGCTCGCTGGATATCGCCATCTAGTTC